CGCTGACCGCTTCGGCGTCTCGGGCGGGAACATTATCTCCGGCTCCGGCGTCGCTTCGGCGGCCGCGGTTCGGACGGACTTCTGGAACGCGATCGAGCGGCTCGGAGCGTTCGTCGACACGGAGGGAGAGCCTCTCCTGGAGGACGAGCTCGACGGGGAGATCGTCGTCGTCGCTCCGCGGTCGGCCTCGGAAATTTTCACCGAAGCGTTCAAGCAGGAGCGGACCCTCCAGGTCGCGACGAACGTCGCTGGCACGGAGAACGTCGGCGGGGCCGCGGTCACGAACTCGATCCGCGCCGGGAACCTCTCGGTCCGGCTCTGGTTCAGCCAGCGGATCTCGGACACCGACTGGTCGGTGATCGTCAACTCCCCGACCGTTCCCAAGCCCGTGTTCGAGCAGATCCGCTCGCCCATGCGAGTGATCGAGGAGAACCGCTCGAACTCGCGCGAGGCTCGTCGCTCCAAGCGTCAAGCGATCCTCGCGGACATGCGAGCGGGCTACGGAGTCGCTCTCCCCTACGGTGCGATCAAGGTCAATAACTAGACCTCTCGCGCTCTCAATCCCCTGCAAACGGCCGCGGCCTGGCTTCATTGGGTCAGGTCGCGGTCGCTTGCGCTCTACCGTCCTCGGAGGACCCAATGAACTCCAATTCCAAGCGCTACCGGATCGGCGTCACGTCCGATTGTCCAATCTCGACCGTCTACCTCGCCGGTCAAGACTTCCCCAAGGTGACCGAGAAGGTCACGGGCTCGGGTCCCGCGACCAAGCGGACCGAGGTTCGAGGAGTCGTCCGCGACCTCACGGACGACCAGGTCGCCGCGATCGTCAAGGCCGCGAAGTCGAAGTGGATCCGAATCTCCTCGGGGAAGGCCGCTCGCGCTCGACTGTTCACGCGGAGCTCCCGCGGGTTCACGGTCGAGCCCTCCGACGTCCCGCTGACTCACTACCTCTATCTGGAGCCGACCGAGTCCAGCGACTTCGACGAGCCGCGTCCTAAGACCCTCGCGGACGAGCTCGCGGAGGTCGCCGGAAAGAAGGCTCCCGCTCCCGCGGCCGCCTCGACTCCCTCCAAGCCCAAGACGACCGCCAAGCGGAAGTAGGCTCGACCCGTGGCAATCTCCGAGACCTCCCTCCGGTCCCAGGTCCAGAACGCGGTAGCGTTCCTCGATAACCTGTTCGCCGCTCAGACGATCGCGACCGACCAGGCGACGGTCGTCGCTGGGACCGCCGGTCCTCTGGCAAAGGCGAAGCTGGAGGGAGCGGAGATCGTCCGCGCTCTCGTCGCTCAGGCGATCGGGAGCGCTCAGCTCCTCCTCGGCGCGAACATGATCGACTACTCGACGGAGATCACGCTCAAGCCCGAGCGGGACGTCCTCCTCGCGATCGGCCGCCTGTTCGATTACTTCCACGCGAACAACATTTCCGTGGAGTCTCGCGTGTTCGATCACGGGACTTGGACGACGTTCGGGAGCTCGAAAGGGGAGCTCTCGCGGCTCTCCCTCGACGAGTTCGCCTATGGGATCGAGGCGACGTTCACGGAGAAACGAACCCTCCGCTGTATCGCGGACCAGAGCTCCGGCGGCCGACGGTTCGCTGAGGTGTTCGCGCTGGAGGGGTCCGCCAACGGTCCCGACATTCTCGACATTCGAGGGAGCGGAGCCTCGACGAACCTCACGGTCGCGTCGGCTCTGAATTCCGGGCTCTCGAACTCGACGTTCGCTCAGTACTCCTGGACGACCGCTCCCGCGGCCTCGACTCCCGCGACCGGCGTCGCGAACGACGAGGTAACGGACTGGACGCTCGGGGACCCGACCGATCACGAGCTCGACGTCGACCTAGCTCCGCATACGCTCCCCGGGATCACGACCCCGGTCACGCTCCGGTTCAACGACAACGGATCCTTGTCCCAAAAGCTCTCCGTCTCGAACGCTCAGGTCGACCTGAACTCTCCCTACAAGGCGGGATTCTGGATCTACCGGGAGTCGAGCTGCGACGGGACCCTGACGCTCGCTATGGGCTCGACGACCAAAGCGGTCGCTATGTCGACGTTCTCGAACTCGACCTGGACTTGGTTCGAGCTCGACGACGACGAGGACCTCTGGCCTGGAAACTGGCTCAACGACGAGGCCGCGGTCTCGCTCACGCTCGCGTCGAGGACGACCGGGACGTTCGTTTGCTCGAACCCCCACTGGGGACCCATGAGCCTGTTCGACGGGCTCTGGTATTTCCTCCCCGCGGGGACCTCGCCTCACCTCCTGGACGACGAGATAACCGCGACCAGCTCGATCGCGTCGGACTCCAAGATCCAGAAGCACCTCGCGTACGCGTTCGGTGCCTACCTCCCTCACCGCGCCTCGGTCGCGACGATCACGGCCGCGGGCGGGCGGACCCTCACGTTCGCCACGGGACCGGACACGATCACGGCCTCGACCGGCTCGTTCGTCACGGACGGATACGTCGTCGGAATGAAAGTCGTCGTCGCGGGGACGTCCTCGAATGACGGGACCTACTCGATCACCGCGGTCGCGGCGCTCGTCCTGACGGTCTCGGAGACCCTCACCGCGGAGGGTCCGCTCTCCGCGACCGCTACCCTCGACGGAACGCCAACGATCCCAGACCCTAGCTAGAGGAGGTCCTATGTCGCTCTCGACCGCGGTCACGACCCGGGTCCCGGCCTCTCGTCTGATCCAGCTCACGAACCAAGGCGACCGCTCCGCGTCGACCGTCGACTCGACCCGACTCGCGGCCGCGGTCGCGGACGCGGAGGCGGAGTTCTACCAGCTCGTCGGGGTCGTGTTCGACTCCTCGACCGCGGCTCACGTCCCGGTCGGCGTCGCTGGCGTCCTCTACTACCTCGAATCTTGGGCGGCCGGAGAGACTCCCGCGACGGAGGGGATTCGGAAGCGCTGGCACCTGGCGTGCGGCCGACTCGCTCGCTCGCTCGGGGCGGATCAACCCCTGATCCCTCAGACCCTCTCGCCGCTCGAATACGACGAGGACCTCCCGACCCGACGGCCGGACAACGATCGGCAAGCCTGGGGGGACGTGATCCTCGACGTCGGGTTCGGCCGCGACCCTCGGTCCAACCGTGGCTAGGGACTTCCTCCGAATCGAGAAGGGAGCCGGGGTCGAGCTCGCTCGTCGGCTCCGCGACGCGGAGGAGGTTCTGACCTCGATCGGTGCTTATCTGGTCTCCCAGACCCAGAAGGCATTCCGCGAGCAAGGCCGCGGCGGGGAGAGCTGGGCTGGTCGAATGACGCCCAATGTTCCCGGGATCGTTCGCGACATGAACGCGGGGAAGCAGCCACCGAAACGGAGGTTCTCCCCTCGACCCGCGCTCACCGATACCGGTCGGCTCCGTCAATCCGTGAACTACAAGCTCCGCGGCCGGACCTCGGTCGTCGTCGGAGCCGCGGTCCCATACGCGGAGACTCACCAACTCGGCGGGATCTCCGAGGTCGTCCTCTCCTCGACCGGCCGCTCGAACCTCGCTCAGTATCTCCGGGACGAGCCCGAGCTCCGGGAGGCTCTGGGCTGGTTGTTCTCCGTCCCGCGGTTCATGGTCAAGGTCCGAGCTCGACCGTTCCTCATGGTCACCCCGGCCGACGAGGTCGAGATCCAGGAGCTCGTCGACGAACACCTCCTGGGAGGCTAAATGGGACTGATCGACGTCAAGACCGCTCTAAAGGTTCCGGGTCGGCTCTGCTACGGGAGCTCGCTCGACTTCTCCGCCGCGTTCCCTCACTCGGGGACCGCTCTCGGAATGGTCCTCGCCTCGACCGTCCGTCACTCGGAGACGGTCGCTCCAGTCCGCGTCGAGGACTTCGGGGTCTCGACGGAGATCGTCGACCTCGTCGAGGCGGGGGAGCGCTGGGTTTTCTCCTGCGCTCTCCGCGGAAGCGACGCGGCCGCGCTCGGGGTCGTGTTCAAAAACACGATCACCGGGTCGAGCTCGGGGGAGCCCGTGATCCTGCACCCCGGAGCCCGAGGGGAGGGAGTTCTCCGCTCCGTCTCGCGCTCGATCGGCCTCCTGTTCTCCCCGCTCGACCCACGTCACCCCGCGGTCTACTTCCCTCAAGCCCTGCCAATGCTGGAGGGGGAGCGCGAGCTCGTTCTCCACAGGACGAAGGAGCGAGTGATCCTCGCCGGGTTCGTCGCGACGCGAGCGGTCACGACCGCGGGCGGAGCGGTCCAGGTCGGGCTCCTGGAGGACCTCGTCGAGCTGACTCCGTGACGCGGCTCGCGACGATCCTCGGGGTCCCTCTTGAGGAGACCTGGCCCGAGGCGGAGGAGATCCGCGCGGGGTTCTGGCGGCTCCTCGTCGAGGGGTCCGAGGTCCTGCACAGGTCGAACGTCGCTCCGACGCTCGCGGAGCTCGGGGCGTTCTCCGTCCGCGAGCGGCTCGCGTTCGCTCAGGCGGCCGACCGCGTCCGCGTCCGGGAGGTCCTCGACCTCGCGGCCGCGATCTCCGGTCAGGCGGAGGAGGTCGCGGCGGAGCTCGACGGGGGAGCCTCGCTCCTCGAACGTGAGCTGGAGACGTTCACGGACCAGCTCCAGGAGGCGCTCTAGTGAACTCGTGGCAACTCCTCCGACAACTCAAGGCAACCCTAGAGGCCGCGGCCTGGAGCGACTCTCCCTCGGAGCTCGTGTTCGGTCAGGTCGCGCTCTCCGCGGGGTTCGCTTCGGACTCGCGACCCTCGGTCCAGTTCCCGCTATGCCGGGTCCGGCCGCTCGGGGAGGCTCCCGACGAGGAGGAGCCCGGTCTCGTCCAGCTCCAGGTCGAGGTCGAGCTGACCCAGCGGGTCTACGGTGACCGGACCGGGGAGGTCGCTCTCGTCGGAGGGAGCCGCTCCAGCGGTCAGGGAGGCTCCGACGGCCGCGGGCTCCTGGAGATCGAGGAGGAGCTAAAGAGCACGCTAGGAGCTCTCGCCCGCGTCGAGGGGATCGGCCTCCGGTTCGACCATGCGACCTCCGCCGCGGCGGGGGAGGTCGACGGGTTCGGCTACCTCGTGTTTCGGGTCTACACGTTCTCCGCCTGGCTCACGGAGTCGAGGACCTACCCCGCGGCTCGGAAGCTGGCGGGGACGGACGCGGGATCCCAGACCGCGGACCTGACCTGGGAAAACCCGGCGGATCGGTTCGACCGCTCCGACCTCGTCCTCCGGGTCGCGAGCGGCTCGACCGCTCCGAGCTCCGTCACGGACGGGACCGGGGTCACGGTCGGGGCCGCGGCGGAGTCGCTCTCTCACGCTCCAGGCGGAGCGGGAACCTGGAGCTATGCCCTGTTCGTCGGCTACGACGAGACCGGCTCGGGGAGCCCTGATCGCTACTCGACCTCCTCGACCGCGACGGTCGTCCTCGCGTGAGCGGGGAGGTCGCGATCGACGTCGTCCTCGACGAGGCCGCGGCGCGTAAGGCAATCGACGACGCGGAGGCTCGCTCTCGCGCCTCCAGAGCGGAGGCGGAGGAGCTCCGTCGAACGAGTCGCAATCCGCGGACGCGGACCGTAGGGAGCTCGGGAGGAGCTCAGGGAGCGATCGTCGGGGTTCTCGTCGTCGGCCTGGTCGCTACCCTGGTCGGGGAGGTCGTCGTCGAGGCGGTCGATAAGTTCCTGGAGGACTCCGGGCTCGACGACGTCGCGAAGGCGGTCGCTCGACTCCGCGAGCTCGCGGAGCGCTGGAGCCTGCCGGTATGAGTGAAACGGAGATCAAGGTCGTCCTCGGGACCGAGGAGGCGGAGCGGAAGCTCGCGGAGCTCGACGAGTCCCTCGACGAGGCGGCCGACGAGGCGGAGCGGCTCGACAAGGCGACCAAGAAAGGGAGCGGTCCCGCGGTCCGTCGAGCTCGTCGAGCTCCTGGAGCTGGAGGAGCTGGCGGAGGCGGCCTCGGAGCGACCGCCGGGAAAGCGTTCGCGGCCGTCGCTGCGACCGTGATCGCGGTCAAGGTCGCGGAGGTCGTCGTCTCGGCTCTCGGGCAAAAGCTGGAGGAGTACGGGTTCGGTGAGATCGGGCAAGGCCTCCAGCGACTCTCCGAGAAGGCGACCGCGATCACGTCCGCGATTCAGCAGATTCAGGGAGCCGCGTCCGCGATCGTCGCGACCGCGGATCCCTTCGCTCAGTCCGGGGTCGGCCTCCCGCCCGAGGTCCTCGCGAACGTCGCGGAGCTCGGGGCGGCTCGCGCTCGCCGGGACGCTCAGCTCGCGAAGCGGAAACAAGCCCGCGGACTCCTGGCCTACGGTTCGGCCGCGGGCGACATACTCTTGCGAATGGGTCGGAAACTGTGAGCGTTCCCCGCTTCCTCAAGATCACCTATGGAACCCTCGCGACGGGGTCGACGGTCAATAACTGCACGCTCGACCTGATCGAGGTCCACCGGATCCGAAAGGACCGGGAGTCGTTCGAGGTCCGGTTCTCCGTCCTCCTGACGTGTCCGACCGAGGACCCCGCGGACCTCGCGGCCGCGGTCGGAACCGTCGAGGGGGGCTATTCCTATCTGGGACAGACCCTCCTGATCCAGCGGGTCGACCCCGACTCGGTCGTGATCGACCAGACCCTCCTCCTCCTCCGTCACTCCGACCGCTCCGGCCTGGAGATCGAGGCCGCGGTCGAAAAGTCCGGGGACGAGCTCCTCGATACGCAATTCTCGCGGCGCTATGACGTGACGATTTCGGGAGGCCTCCCGCCCTACGCGAACGACGGCCTCCGGGAGGAGAGCTGGGACCTCACCGCGGACGCGAACTGCCGGAGGCGACTCGTCGTCCGCGGGAGCTACACGGGAGTCGCTCTCTACTCCGCGAGCGATCAAGCGCTGATCCGAATCACCGCGAAGTCGAGCGCTCTAATCGCGACGCTCGGGGGGACGGACGCCTGGAAACTTGTCCGCTCGGACATTCTCAACGTCTCGACGAACAACCTCACCGCGGACGCGGAGCAGGAATGGGAGGAGCGGATCTTCGCGGACTCCGCCTCGACCCAGAACGACGACCGGCTCCGCCGCGTCACGCTCAAGATCCGCCGCTCGAAAGAGGGAGCGACCGGGTCGAGCTCCGTCCGTCGGCTCGCGACTATGGTCGGGACCTACGAGGCGGAGGTCTGCCACAACGAAACGACCGACCTCCTCTCGCTCTACGAGAGCTCCGTCCGACCCTGGATCGTCGCGAACATGCGACTCTCCGCGCCGGGTTCGTTCTTCGCGATCGTCACGGACGAGCCCGAGCTGGACCGGACCGACAACCGGCTAACCGCGACGATCGTCGCGCTCACGAGCTCGGGCGGAAACCTGATCGAGCTGGAGCGGACCGAGGTCCTCGACGTCCAACACGGTGCGATCGAGGCTCCGGTCTGGGATCCCGCCTCGACGATCGACTCCGAGGACCCAAGCGCTCACTACGTCTGGCCTGGACCGAAACAGGTCACGTTCACGGAGACTCTCCGCCGGGTCCAGATCGGAGCCGCGAAGTCGCTCCGACCCGCCGGGGTCGTCGCGGGACTCGGGGTCCAACCGGCCGCGAACAACCCGTTCGCGAACCTGTTCGGGGTCGGTGCGATCTCCAAGCCCGGAGAGTCGTTCCTCTCGTTCCTCGGGCCGGAGGCCGCGGGTCCCGCTCAGGCGGGCGGACTTTGGCGCGGAGCTGGCGGAGGCGGAGGCGGAGGAGCTGGCGGAGCTGGAGCGAGCGGAGCCGGAGCGGCTGGGGTCGTCTACGGGTTCAAGGTCTCGACTCAGCACGCGAGCAAGCCCGGGGTTCGAGGGATCTTCCCCGACCAGTTCGAGGTCGAGGAGCGGACGACGACCCGGGTCACGCGATACGTCAAGGGAGCGGGAGCCGGAAGCGGAGGAGCTCAGCCCTCCCCGAGCTCGACCAGGACGAGGCCGTAGGTCGTGGCTCTCTACGCGAAGCTGGACGGGGTCCTCCTCCCGGTCGCGGCCGGGACGACCTGGCCTCTGATCGACGGGGTCGACGGCTACGAAGCGACCCTGATCATGGAGGCGACCTCCGCGGAGGCTCTGTTCGACGTCGCGAAGCGACACGGGTCGAGCCTGGAGCTCACGAACGGATCCGACTCCGAGACCTATAAGAAGCTCACGATCCTTGGGACGGGTCCCGGTCCGACTCCCTACCAACGGGAGGTCGTCCTCGCGGATCGTCGCTGGACCTGGGCCTACTCCCCGCTCGTCCGCCGGAGCTACAACGTCACGCGGAAATCCGGCCAGGTCCGGCGACTCGGGGAGGACGGGCAACCCCTCGCGGTCCGACCGCTCGTCGAGGCTCGGGCCTACTTCCCTTGGTCGCTCAAGGGAAACGAGGACGGGACGGTCCGAACCTGGAAACCCGCGGAGATCGTCCGCGACGTCCTGGACCTCGTCGTCCCGGGGGAGTGGACCGACCGGGACGGGGTCCTCTCCGGTCGAGCTGGCAAGCTCCCCGACGTCCAGAACCTCGAACTCTCCGCGCTCCCCGGGGTCGCGATCGCTCAAGTTCTGACCCAGGTCGGCGGAGGTCGGATCGGCCTGTTCGTCCGGCCGTCGGGTCAGGTCGTCCTGTACGACCGGCTCTCCGGGGACGAGCGGGAGCTGATCGGGCTCCCGAGCTCGGGCGACAAGAAAACGCGAGCCAGGACCGATAGCGCCGGACGCCCTCAGATCGTCGGCGGGCCGCTCTGGGAGATCCAGGATCGGAGAATGGAGCGACCGTCCGCGGTCCGGGTCCATTTCGTCCCGGCCGCGGAGCTCCGCTGCGACCATGTCGAGGGCGGGACGAACTCGGGCTCGACGAGCTCGGGGACTCCGCTCCGCGCGAGCTCCGCCCTCCGCTACCCCGAGGACGTCACGGTCGGCGGCCGGACGATCACGGAGTCGACCTGGGGGACGCTCCCCGAGTTCCTGGAGTTCCTCTCGACCAAGACGATCGCGGGACTCCCTCCGCTCACGCTCGACTCGATCCTAAAAGGGTTCCTCCACGGGCTCCCCGAGGTCTATTCCTTCGTCGACGGGACCGGGGTCTGGGCCGCTCGGGCGGCCGCGATCCGCGAACACCTCCGCCGGACCTACCGGATCACGAAGCCCTGGAACGATCGGATCCGAGCTCTCCGGGCCTACCGCGTCTCGATCGAGGACCAGGAGACCGGGACCCAGGGAGCCTCGCTCGTTTACCAGGACTACGCGGAATGGGCGACCTGGCGCGGAGTCCAGTCGAAAACCGCGCTCGACCTCCCCGAGAATCACGAGATCGTTAGGAACCGCTACTCGAACCCCGCCGCGGCCGCGGGAGGCTCGATCGTCGGGACCTCGATCGACTCGCTCCGAGCCGCTCCGGCTCAGCTCTCGATCGTCGACGAGGAGCTGGGGATCTTCTCGGTCGACTTCGTGTTCGACTTCACGGGGACCGCCTCCCGATACGTTCACTCCGCCCTAGTGAAGGGGCGGATCCCGACCGCGGATCCCTCCCAGAAACATTGCTACCTCCAAGAGGGGCACCTCTCCCCGACTCACGAGCTCTCGACGATCGTCACGGTTCAGCCCGCGACCCCGAACGACGAGAGGCAGCTCTACCCGATCGAGGTCAAGCTCTCCGACGTCCGCGAGCTCCTCCCGACCTCCGCCGCGACGAAGGCGGAGGGGCCGGTCCTCGACGTCCTGGTCGACGCGTCGCGCGAGCTCGCTCGGTTCGCTTGGGACGACTCCAAGGCGGCCGCGATCTACGCCGCGTTTGGGGAGGGAGGGGAGGCCGCGCAGACTGTAGGGGAGGCCTACGGGGACCCGATCAATAAGACGGTGCTGACCGCGATCGCGAAGGCGACCGCGGCTCGGGTCTATGTTTCGTTCGAGGATCACGTCGAGGGGGGACTCCTGACCGGGTTCGCTCCCGGGCTGGAGCCTCGCGGGACCGCGAAGTCCGTCTCTCACTCCTTCGGGCCGGACGGTCCTCGGACTATGATCGACCTCCCGCCGAAACCGCCGGTCGTCTCGGAGGAGCCCTTCCTCCCGACCTCGGTTCACCGACTCCTCGGAAGGTTCAATAACCCATGAGCCGGATCCTCGACCGCTCCGCCCTCGGAGGAGACCTCCCGCTCCAGGATCACCGACAGGACGTCGACCCTCACCTCCGGGCGGCCGTGTTCGCGTCGCGGATCGTCGGGCGCAAAAAGACCGGAGCCTACGAGGTCGAGGGGCACGGAGACTCGACCTCGACGACCAGGACGATCGGAGACCTCCAGGGAGGCCTCCACGTCCCGCACGAAAAGGGAGGGGGCCGGAAGGTCGGCTCCTGGTTCTTCGCGGGAGCGGTCGTCCTCTCCGAGGCCTCCAAGCGACCCGCACCGAAACCGAACGCGACGTTCTCCCGAGCGTTCCGCCAGACGACCCAGACTCGGGCGGCCGCGGCCGCGCCTGGACCTCGCGTCGCGAAGCTGCGCCTGATCCGAAACGAGAAGTGGGACGAGGACGACCGCTATTCCCGAGACCTCCAAGCCTCGATCCACCCCGACGCTCCCGACCTCCCGAAGGGATCTCCCGGGGTCCTCCTGGCGGGGACCGAGGAGCGGAGTCAGGAGCTCCTGTTCTTCCCTCTGAATCCCGGGACGCTCCGAGCGGTCCACCGGGGACCCGACCAGGAGCTCTCGTCGACCGTGTTCGACACGAACTCCCTCGGGGAGGACGACGACCGCTGGAACGCGAAGCTCCACAAGTTCTGGAGGGTCGCTCGACTCGGTCCGCGTTGCAACGGAGACGCTCCGACCCAGGCTCTAGCCTGGAAAATGGAGGGGCCGACCCGCGGCCTCGTCGTCGACACTCCGTCGGCCGCTCTCGTCGCTCCGGTCTCGCCGGTCGCGAAGGACCCCGCGAAGTCGAGCCCGAGGAGCTCGACGACCCCGCCGGTCACGGGGAGCGGCTCGAACTACGGAGGGATTTACACGCTCGACCAGCTCCGCGCCCAACAGGAGGAGCGAGCTCGCGACATAGCGGCCGGACGGACCCAGGCTCCGACCTCGAATTATGGGGGCGTGACGATCCTCGGAGGGACCCAGACGAGGGACCCGAAGCGGACCGCCGGGACGACCCAGACTCGAAACGGGGGCGGGCAGGTCTCGACCCCGCGTCAGATCAAGCGACCCGTCGGCCTCGGCCAGGCGGAGCTCGTCTACGCCCTGACCTCCGCGAAGGCGGGCGGGTTCCTCGACGTCGGGGAGGCTCGGGACCCTCACCGCGTCGGGACGACCGAGGACGGGAACCCGATCAACGCGGCTCACATTTCCACGGGAGCCCTGTTCCGCGGCGGAGCCGGAGACGGTCCGCTCGACTTTGAGAACGGCTACCAGGAGCGGACGACCGGGTTCTCCGAGCGGGCTCCGGTTCACCTCAAATGGAACCCGCGGAAGTCGCACCGGGGACCGTGCGGGGAGACCCTCGTCGGAGCCTGGGACTGGGTCGCGGAAGTCCCATTTATGACCGCGGAGGACGACGTCCCGCGGATCCACGTCCCGGGCGGCGGGATCATTGGGATACCCGGGTTCGGAGGCAAGGGAGGCAAGGGGGGCAAGGGAGGAGCCGGAGGCGGTCCCGCCGGAGGCGGAGGCGGAGGCTCGGAGCCCGAGTGGGGTCCGGGTCCCTACCCTTACGGTCCCTATGGTCCTGGCGGTCCCGCGTTCCCTATCTGGCTCGGACCGGCGGCTCCGAAGGAGTGTCACACGACCCCGGCCAGGGGCGGGGAGAACGCTCTCCCCGGGAACGCGAGCGGACCAGCTCGCGACCGGGACGGGAGCTGGGCTCCTCGATACGGGGACGGGACCGGCTACAACGAAACCGGCGGGGTCGGCGGCGGGCCGATCACGGGCGGAGAGTGGGTCGACGTCGTCCTGGGCGACCTCCTGGGCGGGGTCGCGAGCGCTGGAGACCTCCAGCCCGCGGGGACCGGGAAGGGAGCAATCCCAGGCGGTCGGCTCGGAGCTGGTCGAGGAGGCGGAGGCGACCGAGGAGCTCAGAAGCGGGGAGCTCGATACGCGGCTCTCGCGGCCTCTAAGGGACTCAAGCGGGGGGAGATCGACGACGACGGGTCGCTCCGCCTCAACGGGGACCGGGTCGTCTACTTCACGGATACCGGGGTCCTCGACGAGCAAGGTCGACTCAAGGGAGCGGAGGCTCGGATCGGGGACTCCCCGGCTCGACGCCTGGAAATCATGGGAGGGGTCCTCCAGAAAACGACCGCGGTTCTCTCCGGGTTCTCGATCGCTGGCGGAATGGTCCTCAAGGCACAACCTTGGGCAAAGGGAGAAGTAGACCCGGGCTCTGGCGGGTTCCTCGACTCGACGACCAGGAGCGCGATCACGGGCGGGCCGGTCGCGGTCGCTCAGGTCGGGATCGCGACCGGGACCGGGACCCTCGACGGGTTCCGCGGGACCAAGAGGTTCGGCGCTACCAGCGTCTCGGAGGCTCCCGGATCTATGACGGTCCGCGGGGAGCTCAACACAGGGGACGGGCTCCGCTCGATCCTCGCCGGGGACTACGCGACCGGCGGACGTCTCGCGGGGACGGTCGAGGCTGCTACGGAGTTTTTCCCCGAGGGGGTCTCGCGTCAGTTCTTCGGAGACCCCGCCCTCGACTCGACCTCGGGAGCTCCCTACGGGTCCGGGTTCGAGCAATGCGCGACTTCCGGCGGCGGTATGTCGTTCCAGGCCTACACCTCGGGAGCGGCCGCGGCGGGGTCCCTCGACATGGTCGCGGCAGGCGGGGACCTCGCGGGGACCTGGACCTACAACGGATCCCCGATCGCGACCTCCTCCGGCAACGCGAACGGGATCGGAGGCGACGAGAGCGACGGGGCGATCTCGCTCAGCGCGAACACGAGCTATACCGCTCCCGTGAACGCGGACGGGTTCACGCTCAGCGCGACTTATAGTGTCTACAGCGGACCTTACAATTATCCCCTGGTTATCAAGCACGGAGGCGGAGCGCTCGTGATAAACGGATCCCTTCTCATGGCGGGTCGCGGCCAGATCGAGCCCGCGTAATGCCGGGCGGAGCTGGCGGAGTCGGCGGAAGCTCCGACGCCGGAGGGGCCTCGACGGACCTAACGCTGGACGGAGACCCCGGAACCCAGAGGGACTCGGGAGCCCTCGCGGTCACGGCTCCCGGAGCCGGAGGGGGCGGAGGGGGCGGCGGGTCCGGCTCCGGCGGGTCCGGTTACTCCTCCGGCGGAGGAGACGGACCGGCTGGCCTCTCTGGGTCTGGGTCCGCGTTCGCGTGGGGAGTTCGTTCGATCGCAACCCCCTCGACAGGAGGCAGCGGAGGGGCCGCGGTCGGTGGATCTACCTCCGGGAACGCTGGCACGACCGGGACGAGTCCGTCCGACCGGTCCGACTCGTTCCTCCGAAACTACGTTCGGCCCGCGGCGGAGAGCCTCGGCGGATTCGCTCAGTTCGTCAATCCAGGGGCCGCGGGTCAATCTGGGGCCGGAGGCGGCGGCGGCGGGCAATCTGGGGCCTTGGTGACCGGAGGAGCCGCGGGAGCCGCGGGAGTGGAATCCCTGCCAAGTGGGACGACCGGCGGGCTAGGCGGCGACGGAGGCGCGGGAGCGAACGGGGTAACCCTCTCCGGCGGCGGAGGCGGCGGAGGCGGCGGAGCTGGCGGGCCGTCAGGCGGATTGATCGTCCTCGAAGGACTCGGCGGGACAACGCTTGGAGCCTCGTCCGTTATGGACGCAAGCGGAGCCGACGGAGGAGACGGAGGAGCAGGGGGAAACGGGAAATATGGCGGCCTGATCCATTACAACGGAGGCGGCGGCGGAGGCGGCGGCGGAGGCGGAGGAGGGTCCGGCGGAATGATTCTCCGGTTCCGTTCCGCGTCGGCCTCGGTCACGGACTCGGGGCTTACGACGGACGTAACCGGCGGGAACGGCGGCCTAAAGGGATCGGGCGGCCTCGGAGCTACTGGCGGCGGAGGCGCGGTCGGAGGCGACGGAGCGGACGGGACTCCTGGCTCGGACGCGGAGGACGGGTTCTATTTGGACCTGCCGATCGTCCCGTGACCTGCCGACTGATCCAACGCGGAGCGAGCTCGTTCTCCGCGCAATGCGACTGCACTGGGGAATGGGTCGACCTGGAGACGGTCGACGAGGCCGCTCCCGGGTTCTGGAGCTGGAACCTCCGTCACGCGTGGGCCGGTCACGTCCTGACCTGCACTGGTTGTGAGCGGAGCTACTCCCTCGGGGGCGTAGTCTGCGCGAGCGGACTCCCCGACCTGATCGAGGTCGACGAGCTCCAGGAGATCCCGCGCGTCGAGCTGACTCCGGTCCAGCTCCGTCTCCTCGACGTCTCGGTTACCGCGGAGGACGTCCTCTGGGAGCGGAGCATGATCCTCGTCCGTCAAGCGAACGCGGCCGGGAATCGCGAGGAGGCGGAGGAGCTCGACCGCTGGGCTCGCGCGATCCGCTCCCGTTGTCAATGGGAGAAGCGCTCGACCCTCCGCGCGATCCTCGACGAGCTCGGGATCGAGGGGTTCCCCGCGGCGCTCCGAATCTCGCGGAGACCTGACGGAGGCGGGGTCCTGTATTCCGTCGACCGGGGACCGCTCCCGGGTCGCGCGAAGGTCGCGGAGCCCGAGCTCGTCCGCGAGCTCGACCTGGAGGACTACCAGGTCCCGCCGGTCGAGGAGCTCGTCGAGGTCGGGACCGAGCGGTTCGCGTCGCTCGACCTCGACTGATCGACGGTCCGCGGAGTTACCCTTCCGAGATCCTCGGAGGGTTCAATGAAACTCAAGCTCACCGCGACGGAGTCGCTCCTCGTCGTCGCTCAAAACCGAATCGACCTCCTGACCGGAGACAAGGTCGCGGAGCTCCGCGCTCGGGTCGCGGAGCTGGAGGCCTCGATCGAGGCGACTCGCGAGGAGGAGGCGAAACTCCGGCGGAGGTCGGCCGCGGCCTGGGACCGGATCCTCGACGAGGTCGGCAAGGCTCACGGGGTCGAGATTCCTCCGACCGGGGAGCTGGAGGCGGACGAGACCGACCGCGTCTCGATCGTCTGGGACGACTCCCCGAAGCCCGGGACCCCGACCGTCGACGACGACGACCAGGACGACGAGGTCGAGGGACCCCGGCCGCTCCTCGTCGAGCCGACCGCGGAGGAGGCTCGGGCCTGGGACGAGGAGCTCGCGGCCGCGGCCGCTCGCGCGGAGGCCGCTCTCTCGCCGGAGCTCGCGGCTCCCGCGGCCGAGTAGTAAGTTCGCACTATGGAAGCGCCGACCAGCTCCTCCGAGATTAGAGCGATCACCCCTCAGTCGGAGATCGTCGGAGTTCCCAAGTGGTTTATGACCCTCACTATGACGACGGTCCTCGGAATGGGAGTCGCCGGAATCGGGTTCATATGGAGGAGCTCGCTCGCGGCCGCGGTCACGGCCGACCGACAAGGTCGGATCGAGGATAAGCTGGTCTCGATCGAGAGGGCTCTGGAAAAGGCGGCCGAAAAGGCGGAGCGGGCTCAGTCTGACCGCTGGACGTCAAACCAAGATCAAGCCCAAGACGCGAAGCTCGAATCGCGAATCACGCGAGAGCTGGACCGGCAAGACGCGAGGCAGAGCAAGGTCGAATCGCGACTGGATCGGGTCGAGGCCGCGCTCCGCGGTGACCCAAAGCGCGATTGACATTTCGTCCGGGATTGTGTTTGCTTTTGGAATGACGAACACGACCCGCGCCCTGGCCCTACTCGCTCTCCTCCTCTCCGTCGGCTGCGCTCCGCCTCCGCTCGCTACCGAGCCGGAGGTCCCGCTCTCGCGTCGCGCGGTCGTCGAGTTCGGCGGCTCCTGGAGTCCGAAGCGCTCCGAGCGTCGCGAGCTCCTCCGGCTCCTCGACCTCGCGGAGCGAGCGTTCCTCCACCTCGACCCCGGAGCTCCTCCGCGCGTCCGCCGGGTCGTCCTCTGGGACTCCTCGCGGCTCCCGAGGTCGCTCACTCGACCGCTAGAGCTCTCGGGCGCGAGCAGCTATCTCGGGCTCTGCCTCTGGGGAAACATGCACGGGGCGGAGGTTCACCTCGCGACCGGCGGCCGGTTCCCAATGGGGGCCGCGGTTCACGAGCTCCGACACGCGAAGCGTCACGACCCCGATCACGAGCTCCCGCGCTGGAAGACCTACAACGCGGCCGGGAGGGGCGTCTCGCTCGTTCCGAAGCGGCTGCCATAAGGACTTAGCGACTTTCTCGCCCGGCTGCCGGAATGTCCTTGCGGCCTCCGATTCTGTATGCCATAACTCTGGCATGGCAAGCAACGGAGGCAACACCATGACGACGAACGAAGAAATGCGAGCGGAGGTCAAGCGGCTAACCATGCGGCTGGTAGTCACCCGCGGATACAGCAAGCACAAGGCGACGATCGCCGCAATTGAAATGGTCTACGGGTGGTAACCATGAGCAAGTCAAACCGGACTATGACGACCTATCAAGAGACAATCCAGACCGTCGGGACGATCCTTGGTCAGCACGCCCAAGGTCCCGCCGCGTTCCTGACCGCGGTCGCGGTCGCGGAGGGATACAACCGAGCGACCGCCGCGGAGCTCCGCCGGATCGAGGAGCGTTCGCCTCGCGCCTGGCGAACCTTCCGGGGTCGCGTCGAGCGGTTCGCGGCCGACTATCGGAGCCTGGCCTAGGCCCAACAACAGAGAAAGGCTCCTAGCCATGACCAAGACCAAGACCAAGACAAGCGGACGACCTCCGCGCTCGACCGAGGCGGCTACGTCTCGGGTCACGATCCGTTTCACCTCTGAGGAGCTCGCGGAGCTGGACTCAGCCCGAGGCGACGAGTCTCGGGCGGGCTACGTTCGCGCTCTGATCGCGAAGGCGGTCGCGTGAGCGAGCCCTATCGCCACATGACGGACGACGAGTTCGCGGCCGCGTTCCTCGGCGGGACCTCGGACGACTCGCGACGCGAGACCCTCGACCAGGTCGAGCAATTCAAGCGGGCGAAGCCCGAAGCGCTCCAGCAAATGCGCGCGGACCTCTCGAATGCTCGCGCGCTCCGCGAGCGGGCGGAAGCGACTCACGACCAGCTCGACTCCGCGCTCTGGCTCGCGGAGGAGCTGGTCTGCCACCTCCAACGCGGAGGACGCGAGCTCGACCAGCGCTGGTCCTCCTCGGTTCGCCGGATCCTCCGGCTCCTCTCGCTCCATTTCACCGCGGCGGACCCCGAGGTCGACTCTTGAGCCGGAAGGCTCACGAGAGCCTCCAGGAGCTCCTCGCGGGGTCCGTGGCATACGTTCCCGCGACGCTCCTCACGGACGGGAGGGTCTCGGACTCCGGGGTCCGCCTCTACGCCCTCGTCCGAGCTCTCGGGCCTGGTCGGGACACGTTCCGCGGGAAGGATTCTCTGGCGGAGGCTCTCGGCTGGTCGAGGCGGAAACTCTACCGCGTCGCGAGCTCGTTAGAGGACCTCGGCTGGCTCGACCGGACGACGACCCGGAAGGGGTCGAGCTGGGTCTCCACCTGGTCCGTCCGCAAGGGTTTGAGAGTGTCACCAGTGGCACTCCGCGCCAATTCTGGCACTGTCACCAATGGCACGGTGGGAGTGTCACCAGTGGCACAAGGGGGAGTGTCACCAGTGGCACAAGAGAACCAGCCCCCAGCCAATAACCAGCCCAAGCTCTGGGAGGGATTGAGTTCCTCAATCGAGGAGAAGACCCTCTCCGTTCACGAGCTCTGGGGGTGTCTCCCGAGCTGGGATCGGGACCACGCTCCGGCGGGCTGGGAGACTCTCGCGGACTCCCTCGTCGAGGTCCTCGATCGGAAGGCTCTCCCGAAGGGGACGACCCAGGCGACGCTCGCGCTCGCGTTCGTCGACCGGATCCGATCGCGGAAGCCTCTCCGAGGGATCACCTCGGGCGAGGGTCTCCTGATCGGTGCGGCTCGGGAGCGCTGCGACGCGGACGACGTCCTGGAGCTCCAGGAGCTCCTCGCTCGACGTCCGAGCTCCGAGCCAACCCCTCCCGAGCCGGTCGGCTCGGAGTCCATTCCCCCAGAGGTCCTCGCGGGCCTCGCTGACTCTCTCGCGCTCCCGGGCACGAGAACACCCCTCCGGGCTCGCGAGAGAGCCTAGAATTCTTTTTCCGCCCTCGGGCACCTGTTGACCATTTCGCCGCTTAGGCGGCTCCTGACGAACCGAAAGCTGACGACCCTATGAACCTCTCCAAGCTAGACCCGAACTCCGAGATCGGCTCCGCCCTCTCGATAGCCCAGATCGCGGCGGACTCCCGCCTCTACAAACTCAACGTCCCTCAAGCCACAATGCAGATCCTCGCCGGTCGGGAGCTCGGCCTCGGTCCGGTCGCCTCGATCCGCGGGGTTCACCTCGTCCAGGGTCAAACGGTCCTGGACTACACGGTTCTCGCGGCGCTCGTCGAGGCCTCGGGGACCTACGAAGTCGAGACGACCCCGATCAAAAACGCGGCCGGGGAGGTCGTCGACTTCGACTGGAGCCGGACGAGGTGTTCGCTCGACTTCTACAAAAAGAACCCGGACGGATCTCGTCGGCTGATCGGTCGCTCCGTGTTCGACGAGGAGGACGCGAAGCTCGCGAAGCTCCTCCAGAAAGACAACTGGAAGAAGCACCCAAAGGCTATGTATCAGGCTCGCGCCATGAGCCAAGGGGTCCGCGCTCACTGTCCCTCGGTCACTATGGGGTCGGTCTACGTCCCGGGCGAGATCCCGGAGCCGGAGCCGAAGGTTCTCCCGCCTCAGACGTTCGACACGACCTCCCGGCCGACCTCGACGCAACCAGCGCAATCGCGGGCGCAACCAGCGCAATCGGTCGAGGCGACCCAGGTCGCGGAGCGACCGGCGGAGCCCTCGGAGCTTCCCGCTCCCCGGAGCGCTCCGACCGAGCAGCTACCGCGTCGAGCCTCGGACGAGCTCCTCGACCTCGCGGCTCGCGTCCGCCTCCGAATCCCCGCCGGTCCGCTCGTCCGTGACCTCGGGGAGGAGGTCCGCTCCGAGGAGCTCCAGGCTCTCGTCGAGGCGGCTCGGGTCAGGTTCCCGGTCCTGTTCGCTCTCGCGCTCCGGTCGGCGGATCGTCAGGAGCCGGAATGCGCGAAGTGCTTCGGGGTCCTCCCGTGCGCCGCGGCCGGTCCGTGCGGCGGGACGCGTCGAGCTCCAGCCCCGAAGCCTCTCACCGCGAAGGAGCGAGCTCGCGCCGCTCTCGACGCGGAGGACGCGGCCGCGGCCGCGGCCGCTCAAGGCGACCCGGAGGCGGACCTGATCCAGGCGAAAGCCTCCGCGACTCAGCTCGCCTCGAACCTCCCGCCGGAGCGGCGCGGTCGAGCTCGCGCCGAGATCGACTGCGCTCGGACGATCGAGGAGGTCGAGAGGCTCCGCAAGCGGGTCCAGGCTGGCCTCGTCCAGGTCGAGAACGAGCGACTCGCCGCGAGCGGCTCCGTCGACCTCGGGGGTCTGGCATGAGCGGCAAGCTACACGGGAACATTGCGCGCCCCTTCTCGCGCTCGCTTAACCGGCTCCTCGACGACCTCCTCGACCGGGTCCCGGTCTACTCCGCGGCCGCTGAGGCTCTCGGTGTCAACCCTGCGACGCTCCGAGGCTGGGCGCTCCGGAGGAGCGCGTCTCCGTTCTACGCTCGGAAGCTCCGAGCCGCTCTCAAGACCTGGCACGCGAACAACCCGACGCCGGAGCCGACGCCGGAGCCGGAGCCGGAGCCGGAGGCTCCGACGCCCTCGCTCGGGACCAACCAGGTCGCGTCTCGTCTGGACCGGATCGAGGCGAAGATCGACGCCCTCCTGGAGGCTTGGTCGTGAGCTCCTTCGTCACGACCGACCAGGTCGAGGCCGCGGCCGCGGAGATCCTCGCGGCCGTCGTCCTCCGCAACGGGGAGCCCGATCACAAATGGTCGGGGGGAGACCCCGAGTCCGACGCGTTCCTCTCCTGGGAGAACGGGACGTTCCTCCGCTGGAGCCAGACCGGCTCGGTCTGGTGGCTCGGGGTCCGCGAGAAGGGTCGAGCCTGGCCCGCGCCTCGCTGGCTCGCGTTCGAGGTCCAGGAGGGGGGCGACCTCCTCCGCCAACTCCCGACCGGCTCGTTCGACCGTCCCGCGTTCGCGATCACGGAGGAGCGTTCGCTCGTCGAGGTCCAGGTCTCGGACGTCCGCTCGGGACTTTACTTCCTCTCGACCTGCGACCTCTCCCGCGTTCACCGGACGCGGGAGGGAGCCGGAGCTCGTCCGTGCGAGCTCTGTCTGGAGCCGGTCGTCGGGGACTACGTCGAGCGGGTCCACAGGCAAGGGGGAGACCAGCGACGCTCGCACCTCTCCTGCGCTCAGGCTGCGATCGACGGGGTCCTCCGCGAGCAGATCCAGGAGGCGGAGCTCGCGGTGAGTTTCCAGGACGAGCTCGACGCGGTCGAGCCGCGGCCGGAGCCGGACGCGTTCGGGCCGGAGTGCTTCGGCGGGGAGGACTACCCGAGCGGGGAGCCGGATACCTACTTCGCGAACTACGTCGCGGAGCAATCCGAGAAGCGGAGGCGCTCGTGAGCTCCGTCGAGCGCTGGGAGGAGATCCCAGGATTCACCATGTATCGCGTCTCGAACCTCGGCCGGGTTCGTGGCGTGTTCTCCGGTCGCGTGCTCAAGCCGCGAGCTCGTTCCTCGTCGGGCCACCTCTCCGTCGACCTCTACGATCGCGGGACCTGCCGCTCGTTCCTCGTTCACCGCTTGGTCGCGCTCGCGTTCCTGCCGGTTCGTCCGGTCTGGGCGACCCGCGTTCTCCACGCGGACGACGACCCGACGAACAATCGCGCGACGAACCTCCGCTGGGGGACGGTCCGCGAAAACGCTCGCGACGCGTCCCGGAATGGTCGGCTCAGCGGTCCTCGTCGGCCGCGCCTCACGGACGAGGAGGTCCTCTCGATCCGAGCGGCCGCGGCCTCGGGGGAGAGCTGCCAGTCGATCGCGCGACGACTCGGCCGAAACCGGACCGTGATCGAGCGGGTCGTCTCCCGCAAGACCTACGCGGAGGTGGCCTCGTGAGCCGGACGACCTACGTCACGGACCCGACCGCGTTCTGGGACGTCTGGGTCGGTCCCGGACCGTGTCCTCGAACCGGCCGGAGGTTCGCCTCGGTTCGCTGGCGGAACCACTACCACGCGGAGGCGGTCCGCCGGAGGCGGCCGGACCTCGCGACCCGGGCGGAGCTCGACTGGCTCCGCGAGCTCACGGACTCGGCCGCGACCTCGGCCGACCTCGACGGGATCCGAACGAACCTCGTCGGCCTCCGCCTCGGGACCTCGCGGGAGGCTCACGGCCTCCTCCTCGCTCGACTCGCGGACGGGGTTCCCGTGCGCGAGATCGTCCAGGAGCTCCGCGAGCTCGACCCCGCGAACCTGGAGCTATTCTCGTGAGGCAGCAAGGCAAGACCCTACGCGCGAGGTTCCTCCGCGAGCTCGTCGAGGCGGGGTTCGAGATCAAGGTCTCCCCGACCTACGGAACGCTCGTCCGCTCTCCTGGTCCCTCCCGCGCTCTCCTCGGTCACGTCCTCGACGACGGCCGCTGGAGACCGATCCGAATCCCTCTCGCATTCCAACCCCTGACTGAAATCCTCGACCGCCTCGGAGTCTCCTCGTGACCCGCCACCGAACCCCTCGCGACCTCCGCGAAGCGGAGCAAAGCGCTCGCCTCGCGGAGGTCCGTCGCGTCCTCGTCGACCGCCTCCTGATCGTCCTATGGGCGGTCGCTCTGTTCGGGTTCGCCGCGACCCTGATCGCGGTCCTCTCGTGAGCGCCCGTCGGAAACCGGGCTGCGAGATTTGCCGCGGGCCCGTGTCGACAACCCACGATTGCCCAGAGTCCGCGCTCCGCGGGATCGACGCTGCGGATTCCGCGGCGTGGAATCGAGAGCTAGACCCGCTCGCTCGCGAGGTCCACCATTGGACGGAGCCCGACCTCTCGACGCGTCTCGCTGGGGGCGACTCGTGAGCGAGCCACGCTGGAAACGCGGGCTCCGCCGCAAGGTCCTGGAGCGGACCCAGGTCACGGACTCCGAGGTCGTCTCGGCTCTCGCGCTTGAGGTCTACGAAGCGACCGGGCTCCCGCGTCTCGTCGCGGAGCTCGTGATCCCGGGCGCGGAGTTCGGCTGGCGTCACAAGCGGAAGGCTCACTCCGCGACGCTCCCCGCGCCGAAGGGAAACTCCGCTCAGATCGTCAAGCTCGGGCCGCGGCTCTCGGTCCGTCCCTCTAGGAAGGCGACCGCGGCCGGGGAGAAACTACGCGAGCTCCTCCCGCGGGCGGCCGAGACCCTCGACGGTCCCGTCCGCGTCGAGGTCGAGTTCCTGTTCGTCCCGCCTCCGAGCTGGAGCAAGACGAAGCGAGCGAACGCGATCGGGGAGCCGGTCCTCTCGCGGCTCGCGGGAGACGTCGACCAGCTCTCGAAACTCCTCCTCGACGGCCTGGAGGGGGCGGGCTACTTCGCGAACGACTGCCTCGTCGTCGAGCTCGCGGCTCGGAAAGTCTACGCGGAGACCGGCGGATACCGGGTCTGGATCTACGACCTCCGCGGGGCGCTCTCGTGAGCGAGCTCGTCGAGCTCCAGGACGACGACGTCGTCGAGCTCGTCGAGGAGACCCCGCGGGAGTCCGCCCTCGTCCGTCGAGCTCGTCGAGGTCGAGCGCTCGACCTCCTGGAGTGGGGTCGAGCGTTCGGGACCGAGCCGGTCTCGAAAGAGGTCTGGGCGCGGACGCTCCTCCCCGAGCTCGCTCCCCGAGCGGCCTACCGTCGCTGGCTCCGCCTCCGCGAGCATTGGGCTCGCGACGGGGTCGACTTCCGCCTGGTCCAGACGACCTCGACCCAGGATCCCGCGCGACGGGTCCTGGTCCAAATCACCCCGAAAGCGCTCGAATGGGCGCGAAACGTCCTCGACACTGGAGACGACATGCTGACGACCGAACCAACCCGACCGACCCGAGCTCCAGCTCCTCCGCCCTCCGCCGGTCCTCACGCGTTCCGGGTCTGGGAGGCGGCCGGTCGCTACCTCGCCGCGGTCGACCAGGTCCGCGCCGGAGGCCTCGTCGACGAGGTCCTCGTCCGCGAGCTCCTCTCGCTCGCGGCCTGGTTCCCCGACCTCGGAGCTCCCCTCTACAAGCTCGCGGAGGATTTCTGGGGAGTCGGAGCGGAGCTCCTCCCGCGGATCGCTCACGCGGCCGGACTCCGGGTCTACAAGTGCAGGAACGAGCGCTGGGTCCGCCGGGACGAAGCGGGGAGGCTCCTCGCGGAGCTCCTCGACCGGGAGGCCTCCTCGTGAGCAAGGCCTGGGAGAGGCAGGAGGGGGAGACCGACCGAGCGTTCCGAGCGTTCGGGGTCTACCTCGGGCAGGAGAAACGCTCTCTCCGCCAGGCCTCGACGCTCGCGAAAACGAGCTACCACCGGATAGCGACCTGGAGCCGGTCGAACGAATGGGTCTCCCGGGCCGCGGCCTGGGACGAACACCTCGCCGCGGTCCAGGCGGCCGCGGCGGAGGTCGCGGCTCGCTCGACCGGGGAGACGATCGGCCTCTCCCTCGCGGCGGGCCTGGAGGTGACCCGGATCGCGTTCGAGCGCTACCTGGCGAACCCGGACCGGATCGAGGAGCTCAAGTTCGCGGACCTCGTCGACGCCCTGGAGCAGCTCGGGAAGCTGGACCAGCTCCTCGGGGGGAACGCGACCGAGCGGGTCGAGACCTCGACGACCTCCCGCTCCCGGGCGGATCTCCTCTCCGACCTCTGGACGTCCAAGTCCGGCCGCGAGCTCCTCGCGGAGGCGAAATCGACCCTCGCGGGCGGTCCTCGGAAGGGTATCGCCGGAGCCTGATTTCTTCCGCCTCGGGCCTAAGTCTATTTCCTGCCGGACGGAATATCCCTTGCGCGGGGCATTCCGTCCGGCTATTATTGCGGCTCAACCACGAAGCCCGAAAGGCTCACCTATGACGACCCGCGCCACTAAGACCGCTCGCCTCCTCTCGACCCTCCGCCTTCACTCCGCCGCGGCCGCGGACAAGCTCCCCGCCGCGGAGGTCCGCCTCCGCCTCGCTCGGACCCGCGTCGGGGACCTCGACGCTCAGGCTCGCGCCGCGGCCGCCCTCTCCGCTCCCGAGCTCGCTCCGAGCCGCGAGTCCGTCGCTCAGGCGGCCGCGGTCCTCGACCGCGCTCAGGAGGACCTCGACCGGCTCCAGGAGCTCGCGGACCGGAGCTGGCTCGACGACGCGGTGGCGGCGGAGGAGACCGTCCGCGCTCAGGACGACCCGACCCGCTGGGCCTAGTTCTCGCCGGACAGATACACGACTTAGGGGCGTCCGGCCGGAATCTTTTCCGCCGGACGTTTTCCCTATAGCGCGGACCATTCCGTCCGGCTATAACTACGACTCAACCAAACGGAGCTGACCTATGACGAACTCGACGACCTACACGAACAAGACCGACCGAGCCCTCGACCGGGCCTGGAGCAAGGCGGCCGCGGCCGGAGACTACGCGACGCTCGCGAACCTCCGCCTCGCGTTCGAGTCGCTCGACCCGGTCGACGTCAAGCTATCCCCTCGCCAGGTCGAGCGGCTCCAGGACGAGTATCAAGAGGAGCAGCGCTTCTCGGTCCTGAGTCAAACGCGGGTCGTGTTTCACTCGACGGAGGCGGCGGAGGAGGCGGCCGACTGTCTGGAGTCGTCCGCGGACCAGGCGGTCGACCTCGCGTTCGCCGCGGTTTGCGTCGACCTCTCGGACGCCCAGTATGCGTTCCTGGAGCGGTCGACCCGCCGCTCGATCGCGATTGCGACCCGCAAGATTCGGGAGGCGACCCGGCGGGTCGCGGGGGTGACCTCGTGAGCCGCCCCGAGGCGGTCCGCGTCCTCCTGATCGGCTGCGGCAAGGACAAGGTCGAGGAAACCGTCCGCGCGGAGGAGCTCTACACGGGCTCCCTGTTCGCTATGCGAGCAGCCTACGCGAACGCGAGCGGGCTCGACTGGTCGGTCCTCTCCGCCATGCACGGGGTTCTGGGCCGCGACGTCCTGACCGCTCCCTATGACCTCACCGCGAGCGACCTCTCCCGCCTCGACGCGGCCGCCTGGTCGCTCTGGGTCGCCGGTCAGATCCTCGACGGCCTGGAGGACGGGACCGACCCTCGGGACGTCGTCGTCGAGCTCCACGCGGGCAAGGCCTACGCCGACCAGCTCGAACGCGTCCTCCTCGCGGTCGGCGTCCAGGTCGACCGGCCGCTCCGAGGCCTCGGGATCGGAGCTCAGCGGGGCTGGTATTCGCGAGCCCGCGCGTAGTTTTCGCCGGACAATAACTGGACTTAGGGCGCGTCCGGCGGGATTCTTTCCTGCCGGACGTTTTTCCTATTGCGAGCCGGAATACGTCCGGCTAGAATTCCGCTATGACGAACACGACCGAGACCAAAGCCCACCGAATCCAACGCGCCCTCGTCGAGGCGGCCGGGGCCGCTCTCACCGCGCGGGAGCTCGCGGAGCTGGTCGGCTGTTCGGCCTCCTGGGCTCGCCGCGTCCTCCGTCGCTTGGAGGTCGCGAACTGCGACCTCGCGAGCTCGACCGGCCGCGCGACCTGCGACCGTCGCGACGCGGCCGGGTTCGTGACCCGCGCGAACCAATGGCGCTCGACCGCTCCCGGCCGTCGCGCGTTCTACGCGGAGGAGGAGGCCGCTCGCCTCGCCTCGATCGAGGCCGCGACCGACCGCCTCGACTTCGTCGCTCTCGCGAACCGCGTCGAGCGAGCTCCCCTCGCGGAGCAATTCGAGACCTACACCTCGGACGACCTCTCGTTCGATTTCGCGGCCTAGACCGCAACCACCGAAGCCCGAAAGGCCTCACCTATGACGACCCGCAAGAAGAAGAAGAACAAGCAACCCTCCGCCCTCGCCTCGCTCCTGGCCTCGACCGGCCTCGACGTCGACGAGTATCAGGCTCCCGGGGAGGAGCCGGTCCGAGCTCGTCGAGGACGTCCCGCTCGCGCGGAGGCGGCCGCGACCCGGCGGAAGGAATTCCGGGTCTCCCCGGCGGAGGCTCAGCGGATCGAGCGGCTCCTCCGCGCGACCGGCGGGTCCCTCTCCGACCTCGTCCGCTCGCTCCTCTCCGCGGAGGCCGACCGCCTCGGGATCGACTCGTGAGCGGCCTCGGTCGACCCGTCCGCGGGCACGCTCGGAGGCTCGTTCTCGCGCTCCTCAACGGGCCGTACACGGTCGGAGCCTGGCTGGGTCCTCGACCGGAGCCGGAGCTCCTCCGCGCCCTCGCTGAGGTCCTGGAGCTCCGCGACGAGTGGAGCCTGGCTCCGCTCGTGATCCAGGACGGGGAAGGAGGCCTGGAGCTCGACGGGTGGGACTACCCTCCCGCTCGACGCGAGCTCG